AGCTTATTTGTCAAAGACCTACCAGTTAATAACTCAAGATGCTTTCTTGCACTTGAGATTAAATTATCAATCAAAGAATCATCAGAGGTATAATCTATCCTCATCCAATTCTTCGCATCCGTTCTACTTACTGGCTCAACCACCGCGTCAGCTAAAATGGTTATCCCGTTTATATATATTGCCATTACTTGTAATATTTATCAACCATTTCTCTGAGCCAGAGTTCAAATTCATCAAGTGCTTTTCTTGGGTCGTGGTCTTTTGCTCTTTTTCTTGCTCTCCTTGAGGCTTCGGCATATGCCTTTTTCTCATCCAACTTTGTAATTGCTTCAACCCAGCTTTTAGTGTCATTACGATCTTTTATAAATATACCAGCATAACCACAATTCTCAACCAACCCATCGGCATTACTACAAATTACGGGAATGCCATTACACATTGCCTCAGTAGCCGTTCTACCCCAACTCTCATACTCACTTGGCATCAACAAGATTCTTGTTACACCATATGTAGGCTTTATATTTGCCGTATTTGGCAATATTTTAAGATTTGGTAGGTTTGGTCTCACTTGATCATCATAACTCCCCAAAATGCCTAAAAATCGTTTATTTGGCAATGCTTTAGCTATGCTTTCAAATATCTTACCGCCTTTGTTCTCGTTTAAGTTTATAAGTGTAATATATTCGTTGCCCTCTGGGTCTTTGCCTAAGTCGTAATCTCTATAATCAACGGGAGGCGGTATTGTAAAGTTATCCCATTTGTAGTTTAATTTCCTCTTAATCCATAATGAGTTATAGACAATGTGTTGTGGAAATCGTGCATTTTCAATCTCTGGGTACTTATGCGAATTATGTATTAAGTGAAATACTGGTTTTTTATATAAAGCAGCACTACCTATTGTCCATTGGGTATAATCTAAATGTGTAAAAACACAATGAGACCATCTAAATAAATTTTCTATAACATTAGCATTTGGAGGAAATACATCAACACCATCAAAAGTATAATTATTAGTTATTCTATAATGATTAGCTTGATGTAATAGAACTCTAACACTATGTCCTTTGGCAATTAAATCTTTTGCCATATTATGAGCCATCCATTCCGCTCCGCATAAAACCTCCTGAGGGTGCATCAATTAAGACACACCCCCAAGAGGCAATTGTGTTGAGGAGGATAAAGATGAATACTAAAAAGTATATTCATATATAATATCCGAATTTAAGTTAATAATATTAGTTGGATTAGTTTTCTTTTCAAAATATTCTAAAAATTCATTACTTACGTAATGAAGTTCAAATTTCAATTGTTTTATTTTGTATTTGTTAATATCAATGCTATCAACAATTACCTGATCATATCCTTCACAATCCACTTGCACATAATCTACTTCATCGAAGCCATATTTCTCACACAACATTTCAAATGTTACCGACTTTGCTTCGTGGTAACTTAACTCATCTATCTTAGCCAAATATCTATTAAGTGGTGTGCCAAACTTAACAACACTACTACACCCACCTAAGAAATCTTCACTTAAATTCTCATCTGGTAAATATGCCATCACAATGTCCTCTATCCTATCACTAACAACTGAGTTCTCAAGGAATACTTTACAACTCAATTTCTCTACGTTCTTTTGCAGTTTTTTAAACTGATGTGGTATAGGCTCCACAAATAATGCAACATCATCTTTTGTTAGCTTGTCAAATATATTGTCAAAGCTAACTCCATCCATTGCCCCTATGATAATATAGTTCATAAGTTAAAATAAGGGGAGAGAAAACCCCCTCCCCTATATTTATAAACCTTAGATAGCACCGTAGATAGCAGCACTTGGTTGGAATTGTAACAATTCACAACGAGCCTCTGCTCTGAAAGTGATAAGGTTCTTGATGAAATCATCTTGATCGAACTCTGTTGAACGAACTGCAAGACCGCTTTGCTGAGCAATAGCGAACTTAGTTGTGTCCATAACATAGATCTTAGATGCAGTAACCAAAGAGTGAGGAATAACTGGTACACCTACGATTCTTACGTTACCATTGTTGTCGATAACCATACCACCAGGAACTGAGTAGTCAGCTGGCTTGGTTTTCAAAAGACCAGCCCAACCAGCGTGAGTAGTCAACGCAAGGTTTGGAGTCCAGTTAGCAGAACCCAACTGAGCAACGTAGTCGATGAACTTCTCAGCGGTGTTAGCACCAGAAGAAGAACCAGCAGTTGCAGAAGATGCGATAGCGTTAAGATAATAAGTATCTTCAGCCTTCTGGAAATCTTCAATCAATGACTGCTGCAAATATGCTTGTAAGAATGGCAAATCATCAATCATCTGACGAGAAACCTTAGCGTAACCAGCGATGAAAGACAACGCAGTGTTTACAACTGTTACATCGTAATCAACTTGTGGCTTAGCAGAACCTTCAGTTTGCTTACCGAAAGAACCTTCACCTACTGGAGAATTACCTCTTGGGAAAGATACAGAACCAGTTGATACTGGGATAATGTTAAACACACTTCTAAGGTGTGGGTTAACAAAAGAACGCAATGCTGGATTGTCTACATAAGATGTGTAAACAGAACCAGTAAGGTTGTTAGCAATGGTCATTACACCAACTGCTTTCAAATCCATCTCATAGTTAAAACCTTTACCATTACCACGTGCAGCGGTTTTGATGTCGTTCCAACCTTTCTCAATAGCAGCACCGATTTCACTCTTAATGCTATTGATATGCTCTGCATAAGAAGTTGCAACTTTCTTCTCAGCGTTTGCGCTCAACTTACCAAAAGCAGCTTTAGCTTCTTTCACTTCGTTCAATGCTTCAGCAAGAGTCTTGTTAGACTTCTCCATTTGCTCGTTGATTTGCTCTACTTTAGAGTCAAATGCCTTTGCAGCCTTCTCGGTTACGTGTGCAACCTCAGCTTTTTGTTCTGCCAATTTTGATTCGAGGGCAGATTCGAATGCTTTTAAATCGCTCATTTTTTAGATTTTATTGATTATTGATATAAATGAACCCACTGGCAATTCAGCTTCTTTTTGCTGCTCCACTGCCGCACTGGCTGGTGAAGTGCTACTCATCATCTCTATTGCTTGTGCGAGTTGTTTTACTTTAATTAAACACAAATCGATTGTCTCATCAGTGACATCACTATCACGGATAAATTTCTCGAATGCTTTTATTTGATCCTTAACTTGTTCTACATTACCCATATTTTTTAATCCTAATAATGGTGTGTTCTCATTTGCACCCCAAGCAGTTAAACTTGAGCCTTCAAAGAGCATCACCTCGTGTATCTCATTAGCCTCACCACTCTTTTGCTCTCTTAGTGTTCTAAAGCCTATAGAATGCTCACCAATCAACCCACTCTCAACCATCTTAATAAAGTCCTTACCAAGTTGGTGAGTACCTATTTTCGACTCGTAATAGAGTCCATAGCTATCTTCCTTTAACGTCAATAATTTACCCAATGGTTTAGATGGGTCGTGGTTTAGTAAGTGCTTAATCCTTTGCTTACCATCTACTCCCCAATCTTGGATGGAGCGTTTGAACGCGCCTGGCATCATTATATCGCCATCGCTATCCATCATACCAAATGCAGAGAAGTAACCACTTACTACCCCACTTTTTGCATCAACATCTTTGACCTCAAGACCGAAAGACTTGTAATTGTATATCATATTTTTGCTCTTTGTATTATCGTTTTTAATTGTCTCTTCCTTCTTTCCCTCCTCTGCCAAATAAGCCCTATAAGCCGATTCGGCATTATCCCTTGTAGTGTAAATACATTCACCATCTCCTATTCTATATTTACCGTTGCTTTCACAATAATAAACTGGCATATCATTCCTCTATTTGTTCAAATACTATTTCGTTTTCTTGATCTGGTAATGGTGTTTTGTGTTCGTTCATATTTTCAGTAATCTCTGTTGGTATGCCATCTGGAAAAGCTATACAAGAGTAATTTTCTGGTAAAAAATGTACGCAATTCCAACATATAGGTTGTTTAAACATCATTTTCTTATAATTTTAGTTATTTCATTTATCCAAGTATTAAATGGTATATCTATATTATTTTTTTCATAATAAGATTTTAACATAAGTTCACTTAATTCTTTTGATAATTGCCTTGGGTTTTTACTTGTCATATACTCAGCCCAAGCCTCAGCTATCATCTCAGCTTTTCTACTATCTATACTTTTACCATTTCCAGTAGCCCCATATCTTGATAATCTATTAGCAACCGATTGTATGCCCATTGAATGCTCTTTATTATAAAAAGCATTAAAAATATCAGTGCTTCTAAATTTAATAGTTTTATCAATTTCGTGTCCTAATTCGTGTTGCATAACATAACCAAAATTATCAGCAGACTCAGTAAACCATTTAACGTCTCTATTGCTTCTAATTACTTTATCCATTAATTCTTTACTTTTAGCCTCTTTTTCATTTACAAAAACACCAACAAAATCTGAAACATCAACTTCTTTGCCTAATATTTTAACTGTTCCTCTATTTGCACTCCAAGCTAATGTACCATTAGATACTTTAGGGACATTTTTATTAATTTGGCTATTTAAATATTTTTCTGCGGCTTTTTCTCCATAATTTTTAACAAGTTCAGTATATCCTCTACTATTTTTTATTTCATCAGATATTTTTAATTTCATTGCCTTATTCGCAGCTTGTGCAGAACCAATACCATTAGTTCTAATATTTGGCATTATTTGCTTCATATTATAAACTGATTCATTTATGTCATTAGCTATACCCAAATCAATTCCTTTAAAAGATACAAATTTTATGTTTAAATTTTCTTTTGCCCATTGCTCTGCTTCTTTAATAGTTTTTTTAGGACTATATTTTTGAGTAGTTAAATTAATTTTTTCTGGTAGTTTTATAGCTTGTGATGTTCTTGATATTGTTGGGGCATTAATATTAGGTTTTAAAACTAATCTCCCATCACTATCCCTTTTTGGTATAAATCCTATCGCACATCTGCAATTGATTGTAAACCCAGCTGGGGTGGTAATGTCACCAGGTTGCATTGCGCTAACTTGTTGACCTTCCTTACCCACCGATTCAAAAGGCTCATCATAACCTACAATCACACCATCCAACGCAACGTGGTCATAAGTGTCTTTTGGGATTCTTCTCGTTCTACTATCTCTCGCACTTATCCATTGCTTGTCCACCTCAAAGTCGTGTGCCTCGGCTCCCTTCATCGCGCCTATATTACTTGCTCTCATCACCTCGGTTCTTGCTATCCTTCTTGCCCTAAAAGCCGAGTAGCTTAGTTGCTCATCGCTTTTTATTAGCCTAACAATCTCATCAATACTAAGACCCTCATTTATCCCTTTAGTGACAATATCGTTCATCTTCTTTTTTGTAGTAGATGTAATGTCTGAGACAAGAGCAAAACCTTGTTGGAATAAAAAATCTAAAACAGATTTAGTCCACTCACTATTAAATCCAAAAGTGTCAGCCTTCCTATTGGCTTCTATCTTTAGGACTCGATAAGTGGCATTACCAAAGGTTACCACAGTTTCCTTATACATTTGTTCAAAGAGCCTCGTTATCTCCTTATCCCACACATCCAACCC